CGGAAAGTCACCAAGTCATTCGTGAATGCGAAGTCATCACTTCGGTCAAGTCTAATTCCGCCGACCTGTCGGACATAATAAGACTTGAAGTGTCCAGCAATGAGTGACTTCGCCGAAAGTGCTGGCGATGCCATGTGTGGGTTTTCGTGCAATGGGTAACCAAGCACGCTGTCTGGCTGTCCACCGACCAAAGCTGGCTGGAAGACGTAGTTGCCGGCAGTGTCTTTCAACTTGCGAAGCGCTGCGATGGCAGTGCCATTGCCCATGATTGCGAAACCGGGCAGACGACGTGCCGCACCATCGAGCGAGTAGACCAACTCGATGACGTTATCGGCAGTGAATGCACCAGTTACGCCAGTGCCACCAGTTATGCCTGAACCCGATGCAGTGACCACACCATTCGGCTGCGATGAACCTGAACCAGTGGTCAATGCGGTGTTCACGACGAAACCGAGAGCATTACCGACCTGCTCAGCGAAGAATGGCTCTAACGCGATGCCAGAGTCAGTGAGCAATTCACGGCTGACTTGGAAAAGCGTTCCAAACTTGAATGCTTCCAAATCGACCATAGTGGTAAATGTCGGGTCGCTTTCCGCAAAGACTGCTGCCTCAGCGGTGAGCGTGCCCACTGAGTAAGTCGAGAGATTCGGAATCTGAATCTTTTCGCCACGCTCAGTGTTCAAGACGGTCACGATGTTCGGGTCAAGCATCGGGCCGACTTCACGGGCACGAAGCAAGATTTGGTCGAACAGAGTGACGTCAAGTGGAGTGCCAGTGCTGCTCTTGGCAATGTCGCGTTTCTCAATCGTGTAAGAACGCACTTCGCCACGAACGAGCTTGCGAAGCATGTCGCTGTCGCCAGACTCCGGCACTTCAATGTCACGAACCTGTGACTCAACGCCTTTCATGGCTTCGGCAGCACGTGCCTCACGTTCCATGTCAGCGGTGATTCGAGCGATTACGGCAGCACGCTCATCAATGTCAGCGGTGATGCGTCCGTAAGTCTCATTTTCTTCGGCAGTTAGGTCGCGATTTTCGCTAGCAGCACGGTCAAGCAATTCTTTTGCCTGTTCCCATGCCTTAGCACGCTCTTCTGCCTGCTTTTTCAAGTAGTCCATTTGGCTACCTTTCATTTCGTTGCGCAGGGGATATGGGGATTTTCTCGACGCGGCTCCGCGCACGAATAGGTCAGCGGCTCCGCTTACACCTGCGATGATGCTAGAACGTTCAGAGCGTTTTGGCTAGCAGTTCCAAGTGTTTGCGCTTGACGTCAAGTGAATTGACTACTTCGGCAGGCGTTGCCCTTAGTTTGGTCACGACTTCTGAAAGTAAATCAGCCTTCGCATCGTCCAATTCTTTGCCGTTTTCAAGCAACGTTATGGCTTCTGCCAGTTCGTCTGGATTCGTGTTGGTTCGCTCAGCAAGAATCTCGAACGAACGCACCTGCGCCGTTGTGTCTTTGTAGGCTGGAAAGCCGGTCACCACAGAGACTTCGTGCAGTCTGACCTGATTGAGTGTCCGAGTCATGCCGTCATCAGACCAAGAATCGCCGCCCTTCGGCACGCTGAACCCAAAGCTCATAGAGTCCACGTCACCGCGACGCATCAAGACACTCAAATCACGACCTGCCGAAGTATCTGGCAAATCTGCATCGACCAGCAAACCGCGTTCGTCTTCATTCAAACGAAGCGTCTTGGCACGACTCGATGCCAGCACTATGTCTGAATTGTGATTTAGAAACATGCGAATCGCATTGCGGCTTTTGAGACTCTTGGTGAAAGCACCCGGCCTGATTATCTCGCGAAAACCCATGTCTTCGCTTATTGAGTTGAACACTGCTGCATAGCCACGAAATGACATGAAGTCAGAATCTTCTTCAGTCTTTCGCATCTCAATATCTGCCAACGTGACTTCGCGCTGCTCAATCTTCGGTGTCATAGACTCCCCCACTTCCTGCCTGAACATATTAGCGATGAATGCTGGATTTGCTACACGCTCTGCCTTTATCTGGTCAGCCTTACGCTCGAACCAGTTTCTTGCTGGCATCGGATTCAATGGGTCGATTCCCCAAAGATAATGAGCCACAGCACCAGCACCGGGGAAACCTTCATCATCTGCGTTCGAGTTTCTTGGTGCGTCCAAATCTGGTGCATGCCTTGCGCCCCACGCATTAGCCCTGATGATTTTGTCTTCGGTCACTTCGCCACGCACTAAAGCTCTTGCCTCTCTGACAGTTGCCGCTACCAGTCCATCACCTGCAAGACCTTCGGCGTAATACTCCAACCCCTTCGACGCGGCATCACGAATGTATCGGGGTGGAGATAGGTCTTCGGCAGACAGTTGGCGAGTCGATTTGGGGTGAGCCTGTGGCAATAGGTCAAAATCGGTGATGTAGTTCGGATTCTCTGGCCTGCCATTGCGAAGTAGATACAGAAATGCATTGACCCTTGCCATTGCCCATGCGCCGCGAGTGATACCGGGTCTATGACTTTGTGAATAAGCACCTGCCCCACGTCGATAGACGGCCAGAAGCTGACCGAGTGTGGTTCTAGTCCATGACGGTTTGTCTTGGCGTTCCATGTCTTCATTGTGTTCACTGACTTTATTTCGAAGAGCCGTGCGTGTAGATTCACTAACTTCAATGTCACCACCTGCACCTGATGCACTGCCGGGTTCATTTTTTTCGCTACCGATGATTTGGTCTTTCTTTGGTGCAGGGGTCGATGATTCTGTCTGTCTAGATTCTTCGTGGTGTGGTTGCCATGCATTGCAATAGAAATGACCGTGAACGTAAGCGTGCCATTTCTCACACCATGCACGTTCACCTTGCACGTCGCTTTCGTTGTAGAAATAGCAATTTCCGCACGCTCGACCATTTGGCACGTCTGGTGACAGTGCTGGGCGATAGTTATCCGGCAAGGCACGCAAGTATCCCTTCGGTTTCTTCATCTTCAATCTCTCGCCGCCCGGTTCCATGCCTTCAGCGATACTGACGGCGACCATCTGGTCAATCGCTGCCTGCTTAGTGTCATGGCAACCGATTACTTCACCGTCTTCTTTGATTGTCGCCCAGCCTGAACATTCTGGCGATTCATCGGTGATGAAGTAGGGCATTAGAAAGTCTGCCTAATCACGCCACATTTCAGACCATTGTAATTAGTAGTCGCCCACATGGTCGCACCCGGCAAGAGTGTGTAATTTTGGGTTTCTGCTTGGTCGATATGGATACCATTAGCTTCACTCACATTCGTCCCACCTAAAAAAATGTATCGATTTGAGTTTTTTTCTTGATTATGAATCGTGACCATTTGTGGTGCGTTATGGAATGGCACGATTTGTGTGATGACTCCTGTGCCCAGTGTGAATTGATTCGATGTTAGTTCAGCCATTACTCCACCTCATAAGCTGCTGACGGATTCACTGGGTCGAGTTGCGCGATATTCTGCAACTGCACTGACGGGACGCCAGTGTGTTCGATTGCTGGCAAACCGACGGCAGCCAAGACTTCCGATGGATTGAAGCCAGAGACAATGAGTCGATTCGCGATTGTGGCGCGTTTGTCCATGTCCACCAGATTCGCACCATCGATGTTGATGTTCGCTAACGGCACGCGATAGTTATCGCCACCATCAGCAGGTCTTAGGTCTTCGAGCCTTCGCACGTCATTGATGCTTAGAAACCCTGATTGGAGTCCAGTTGAATAAGCCGAATACCGTGTCTGAATATCACCACGCAAGAGCCCATCAACATTGAAGCGCAAGAATGTATCGGCAGGCAGTAGGCGTGTAAACGCGCTTTCAATTTTGTCCAGATACGGCCTGATTGTGTAGGTGACGAATTGGATTGCGTTCGATTCGACTGACGCATATGACATTGCGCCGGGTTTGGCGACTTGCAGCATATGCAGCGGCACACGAAATACTCTGGCTATTTCTTCGACGGCAAACTCTCTGCTTTCGAGCATCTGCGCTTCGTTCGGGTCTACGCCAGTCTTCTGAAACTTCGCACCACCTGAAAGCACGCCGGGTCTGTGTGACTTCTTCAAGCCACGATGTGCAAGCTCGTAGGCATCGACCAAAGACTTGGCCTGCTCTTGGTTCAACTGACCCGGAAACTCAATCAATCCGCTGGTGGTCGAACCTTGCCCAAAGAATCTGGCGGCAAACTCCTGCAAAGCCGCTGCCAGTCCGAGTGATTCTTTGATTTGGTCGATGCGTGAGATTCCCCGAAGATGACCCGGCAATTTCATCTCTGTAATGTGAACCATTTCGTCACGCGGAATGAGCGACTTCACTTTCTCGCCTGAGTAATAGAACGTCACTTGGCGATTCGCACCAACCATTTCAATTTGCACTTTGGTCGGGTCAAGCA